CTCCACCACCTGGTCGAGCGCTATGTCCTCGAGCCCGTTCACGAACATGTTCAAGCCGGCTTCCGCGCTGGAGCCCTTGATACCCCGTTGGTTACCCAGCTTGAAGCTGATGGTGACAGGCATTACTGCAGCTCCGCGAGGTAGACGCCGCGGACGACGTTCACGCGCTTGACAACCATGTTGTCGACGATGTCCCCCAGCTGGACTTCGGCCGCAGTGAATGCGGTGATACTCTCTTCCTTCACGCGAAGGGTGTTGTCGGCCATCTCGCGGTTGACGCGCTCGGCCAGTATCCAGATGTTGCCCAGGTCGGTCTTGCCAGACGACTTCTCGCGCTTGGTGAGAGGATCGATGACCTTCGCCTCGCGCTGCCAGGTCACGTTCTTGTTGAGCGGGATCAGCATGTGCGAGCGGTACTCGACGACATTGTAGGCGAACGACCCGTCATGATCGGCCACGAGATACCAGCGGCCGAGCACGTCGCGAATGACGTCGAGCGTCTTCACAGGGCATTCTGCCGAGACACGGAGCAGCCGGCGGGGGAAGCTGAAATCGTAGCCGATCAGCTTGCCCTCGAGATCCGGCTCGACCGTGCCCTGGAACGGCAGGTCATCCGAACGATGCATCGTGCTGTTGAAGCGCAGACCGGCGGTTTTCAGGCTGACCATGGTTACCCCGTGATAGCGTCGGTGTTGGCAGTGACCAGGAACAGGCTCGGCGTCGTTTCCGTGGTGACCACGATGTCGTCGTAGGCCTCCTGGTAGCGCTCCTCGGCTTCCTTCTTGAGCTTGTCGAGCTCCTTCAGGTCCACGCGGCTGAACTCCTTGACACCATTCTTCTCGGACTGTGCCATCCGCTGTTTGGCCGAAGGCAGAACGTCCAGGACCGCCCGCATGCGGACGAGGGTGTTGGCCGACAGCTCGGCGGTCGTTCCCGATGTCAGGGCGGTCGCGAGCTCGGCCGCGCCGATGTCCTTCTCCACCAGGAGGAACGCCGCCAGCAGGTCGATGTCCGTGTCGGGGAGCTCGTGTTCCTCGATACCGATGAAGCCGCGGACCTCGGCCGGCGTCACAGCGTGGATCGGCTGCGGGATGACGCGATAGGACCGAGTGAACTGGACCTCCTCCGCGTTGACCTTCAGGTTCACCACGACGCTCCGGCGCTCGAAGCTGCGTGCCGCGCCGATCGCGTGGGCCGACGAGGGCACCAGGATCTGCATCTGGTAGGTCGTTGCGGTGGTCATGTAGGCAATGTCGGTCAGTCCCGGCATGGGTACGCCGAGCTGATCCTTGATGGTGTAGGTCACGGAGCCGACATCGGGGGCGACCGGCTGCGTCCCGATGATGAAGGGGATCGTGATTGCAGTCGGAGTGCCCGCGATGACGTCCATCTTAGCGGCCCCGCTTCTTCTGAGCGACCGGCGGGGTCGGTGCCTCGGGGTCGAACTTCGACAGGAAGGAGGCGACGGCGAGATCGCGATCGCCATCAGAGTCGCGCCAGAAGGCTTCGAACTCGTCGTCGGTCGCTTCAGCAGGCACGTCGGCAACCTTGACGATCTGGCCGAGCGCGATGCGCGAGTCGATGAAGCCCGAGCGGGCGATCACGGATGGACGATTGGCGTTCAGGGTGTGGCCGGTGGAAAGATCCATCAGACCGAATGCGCCCGTGGTTTCAGCAAGCAGTTTCACGATGCTCTCCTAATAGAAAGCCCGCCGTCCAGTTTTGAACGACGGGCCGGGATCACTCCGAGGCGGCAATTAGGCCGTCTTGAAGTCGTAGATCGAGCGGGTGTCACCGAAGTTCATCTTGTAGCCCGCGTTCGTGGTCTTCACGACGGTCACCGACTGGTTGGTGATCGAACGCTCGGACTCTTCGATGTCGGAGCCGGCCTCGATGAGCTCTTCCATGGTGTCACCCTTGGAGAGACCGATCAGCTGGCCTTCCGGAGCTTCCGCGGACAGCGCGAAGTTGGCGACCGACTGGAGGATCGGAATGCCGCCGAGCTGGACGCCCTGCTTGGCAAGAACGTCGGCTTCGCTCGAGCCCTGATGGCCGGCGACCGGCATCGTCAGGAGCATCAGCCACTCGAGGTAGGCGTCGTAGTTGCCGACCACGGTGTCGACCGGCGTGCCAGCCTTGGCGCGGCCGATGAGCCACTTCAGGAGGCCGAAGCGGTCGATCTTGCCCGCCGTATGGGCAGCGTTGAGCGACTTCTGCGTCACAACCTGGGCAGCCGGGTTCACACCATCGCCGTTGACGAGCAGGGCCGTTGCGGCTGCGACTTTCGACATCTCAGCTTCGCGCAGCATGCGGACGAAGTAGGGCGTCATCAGATCGAGGCGGGCACGACGGTTGAACTCGTAGGAGTAGCGCAGACCACCACCGTGCTTGTAGATCGCCACCGACTGCTGGCTGGTGCGGATCGTGCGAACCGGGACGCGGCCGAGTTCAGCGACGGCGCGGGTCGTCTGGTAGTCTTCAGCCTTGTCGTCCACGACCGTCGAGATCATCTCGTTGCCGGAGATCGTGCGGGACTGCGACACCATTGCTGCCGTGCTTTCCAGCTGGCTCTGGCGGTATTTCCAGCGAACCATGTCGTCGACGACCTCGGGGAAGAGGGCGCGGGTGCCGGCATAGGTCTGGAAGGTGTCCGAAGCCGCATCGAGAACAACGCCGCGTTCGAAGTCGTCGCGAACCGGGAGGTTCAGGAACGACAGGGTGGCTTCGTAGCCGTTGAGGTATCCCTCCGCATCGCGGTAACGATCGGCATTCTCCGAAGCGGAGGGATCGATCGCCAGCGTGAGGAAGTCACGCAGGTTGAGGCCGAAGTTCTTGGCTTCAGCGATCAGTTCGTGGGCCGCGGCGAGGCTGGCTGCCGGGTTGGCCTGCAGCAGCGGCTGCAGCGTATCGACGCCACGACGCTGAACACGGGTGAGGGACTCGGTCATTTCAAATTCTCCGTTAAACTGGGGCGGTAGCCGCGATTAGACCTTGACGACCACGGCGTTGCTGCCGATGACCTCTGCGACGAAGTTGGCGTTGTGGTCGGCCGCAGTGGCCTTCTTCACTTCGCCAGCGCCCGCGCCGACCACCGTGTCACCAGCCGCTACCGTCTGGCCGGCCTTGATCGGCAGGAGGTTCGCGAACTTCAGAGCAACGGCGCCGACGAGCGAGCCTTCGACCTTGCGGTCTTCGACGGTCTCGAGACGACCGATGATCGTGTCGCCGTCAGCGGCGAGCTTGACCGTATTGGCAGCGGCGCCGAACGACACAGCCTTGCCCTGGTCAGCAGCCGTGATGCCGGCCGTGAGGGCGAAGGTCAGGATGAAGTCTTCGAAGTGGAAACCACGAAGACTGACTTTGGTGTGGAAGTTTGCCATGGGTGTGTGCTCCGTGGTGGTGGATTAGCGGGCCAGGCGGAACGCCGAGGCGCGGGGCGCCGGGGCATTTGCCAGGTCGGTGATGGAGTCGTGGGACGTACCGCCCGCCTTGATCACCAGAGACGCGGAGTGCTCATTGATCAGGGCCGTCAGTTCAGCCACGGTGGTCGGAACCTGGACGTCCAGCTTGCCGGCCTTCGTGAGGACGCTCTTGGCGACTTCGCTCAGGGCGGCGACAGCAGCGTCACGGCCGGCGGTGATGCCGGCGACGTCGGCAGCCTTGGCTGCTTCGAGCTGGGCGGTCAGGTCGACGATAGTGGCATCACGCTCGACGATGGTGGCTTCGAGGCCAGTCACCTTCTCGGTGGAGGCGGCCAGGTCGAGCTGGGCTTTGGTCAGATCCGCCGTCTTCGCGGTCAGATCTGCGACGAAGGCAGAGATATCCATGCTGGGTTCCTTGGTTGCGCTGGTATTGAGAACGATGGAGTTCGGGTCGATGCCTGAGGCAGCGAGGCGCTCGTAGGACTCACCGAAATGGGACTTGTCACGGGTCACGATGCGGGCGTTCTGGGCGCCGCCCTGGCCGACCAGGGACATCTCCCAGAAGTTGGCGAGGCCACGCATCTGGGCGTAGACGCCGTTTTGCCCCAGCTGATTTCCCTCGTTGTCCAGGCCGGACCAGCGGTTGTCGGGAGTTGCTTCGGGGCCGAGGTAGTCGAAGCCGGACTTTGAGTTCAGGAGCTGCTTCGGGAGAACGCTGACGGAGACCTGATCGACGGTACCGGCCTCGATCTTGGTCGCCTGCTCGTTGGCAGTCGGATCGAGGAAGAAGAGCACGCGCAGTTCGGACTCGACGCCCGTGTCCTTGACCTCGCCGTGGAACACACGGCCGATCGGGAGGGGCTCCTTGTCGTGCTGGATCTGCACGGGGCGGGACTCGCGCTTCAGCTCGGTCGCCATCTCCAGGAGGAAGTTGCGATCGGCGCGGGCGCCCTTGTAGAGGAAGTGTTCCTTGCGGATGGGCAGCGTGTTGAAGGCGATCGCTTCATAAACCCGGAGCGCATCGATATCGACGTCGCCGGCCGAGGCCGTCAGAAGGTCGCGAATGCGCTGAGTTTTTTCGATCTGCTTCATCTGTCAAAGGGTCCGCTTTGGGTTCCTTCACAGATGGAAATCTTAGGGGCTCAGTTCAATTAAGTGCTTGATTCATAATGCTGAACTATGCATCATTCTGGCGCCAAACGGAGGATGACGCATGCTTTTGAAAGACGCCGTGTTCGTGTGGATGCCAGTTGATGCAGAACTTTATGGCGAGAACCCTCGCCAGG